ATTTGGCGTTTAAGGTTTGTGATGTCAATGTTCAGCGTTATCTGCCGCATCCTGTATTCATAAATCTCATACTCATACTGGTGAAACTTCTTCACCTGCTGGTCAATCTGTACCTGCACAGCCCTCTCAGCGTTAAGCCTTTCCACCCGCTTGGCAAACACATCTGTCTGCGTGGTCGCGGTAGGTTGAACTATCGGATACCACTTGTCGTAGCTGATCTTCATTTCTTTTCACGTTTAAGCGCCTCTTCATATCCACGCAAAATTAACGTTCTTGCTTCTGCCGAATCTGCTGTACCCGCCCACATGGGTAGGTTGTTCCAAATGATCACATAGTCTTCTGGTTTGCAATACTGTGCGTTGTTCTTTAGCCAAGCAACCATTTGTTGATGGCGCTCTGATGGGTTGTGGATTGTGTAACCTATGCCATAGAACTCTCTGACGTGACAGCCATTCTTGGCTATGGCTCCCACTAGCCCCAACAACAGTAGAAGAATAAGCCAGCGCATTGCTCATAGGTTGCCAGTGTTTGTTGATGGGAATGCGCGGTTGTTGCCCCAAATAATTCTGACAGCGCCCACACCGCCATATCCGCCATTATTGCTACCGCCGCCGCCATACAATCCACCATTACTGTCAGACGTGCCACTACCGCTTGCGTTAGTACCGCCAGAACCACCTAAACCGGGGCCAACTCCTGATGCGCCGCCACTTGCACCTTGTCCTAAAAGACCAACACCGCCACCGCCATAAGAAGTGCCTCCGTTTGAATACCCACCACCTCCAGCACCACCTGTGCCCGCTGTGCCACTTGAATCTGGAACACCGCTACCGCCGTTTCCAGCATACCCACCAGCACCGCCACCGCCAGCATGGACACCAATTGCAGTTCCACCATTACCACCGGTTCCAGTTATTGGCGCACCACCGGCACTTCCATCGCCTTTACCGCCTGTCGCACCAACAGTGCCAGTGGATATGAAATAAGAGGTGCCACCATCATGGTCAGCGCCGCCAAATGCAGTAGGAATACCACCTTGCCCAACAACTACAGTATATGAACCGCCGGGAGTAACGGAAATATTATTGACGTAAGCTAAACCACCACCAGCACCGCCGTTACCACCAGCGCGTCCACCACCTCCACCACCTACGCAAACTACGCATACTGAAAATACGTTAGGTGGAGCAGTCCAAGAAAACGTACCATCAGATGTAAAAGTTTGTTGGCCAACCGTGATAGGCCACGTACCAGCCGCGTTGTACTGAGCCGCTTGGTCAAGTGTCCAAATGCCGGGAGCAGAAGCAGTGCTAACCGTAGGCGCGGTTTTAGTAATGTATCCACCGGGGTATTGCTGAGTCATAGATTACCTGTGTTTGTTGATGGAAACGCACGGTTTTGGCCCCAGATAATGCGAACAGCGCCGCCAGCACCCGCAGAACCAGTTGCAGAAAAGTACTGACCAGAACCACCGCCACCATAAGCACCGCCGGGAGTAGCGTCATTAGATCCAGTTGCATTTGGAGCACTAACACCACCAGAACCGCCACCGCCGCCAGTTGGATAACCGCCAGTGAAACCATCTCCGGGAATACCCCCAGCACCATTTGCGCCTTGCCCCAAGATGCCAACACCGCCGCCCCCAGTAACGGCAACATAAAAAGTTGGAAATACGCCAGAACCACCGCCACCGCCGCCACCAGAACCGGCATTTGAACCCGCAGTAGAACCGTTACCACCATAACCAGCATATCCGCCAGCACCACCACCACCAGCACCTGACCCGCCGCCATTACCACCGCTACCACCACCATCGCCGGTGTAACTTCCGCCAATTGATACGGTGAGGTTATTTCCAGCCGTGGCCCCAAATCCAGCAACTGTAGATGTAGATATAAAATAAGAATTACCGCCACTTACATCGTAAGGGCCGCCTGCACCTACAACCAACGTATAAGAAGTACCGGGTACAACGGCAATATTATTTTTCCAACCAAGGCCACCACCGCCGCCAGCTTGCGCTCTATTGTCTGTTTGAAAGCAGCCACCAGCACCACCACCTACAGCCACAACAGATACAAAAAATACATTATCAGGACACACCCATGAGTAAGTGCCGGGGGTTGTATAGGCTTGTTGGCCGTTAGACGTAGGCCATGCGTAATTTCCAATTGCTTTGAATTGTTGCCGCATTGTCCACAATCCTACAGCCGCTGTTGTAGAGCTTGTGGCCACTACCGCAGATAACTTAGCCCCAATATAACGCAGTGACATAAGACGCCTATTAGGTAATTGCTTCGTAAGCGGCGGTCAATTCAATCGCAGAACTAGATCCAACTGATACAACGATAGATTGTGATTCGCCAACGTATAAAGCGGTTGTCTTATCTACAATAATCAATGAGGCATTTGATGGTACGTTAATTTGGTAAGCAATACGGTACGCCGTACCACCACCTCCGGTTGCACTATTGATGGATACCGTAACAAACACGGCAGAAGCGGTGACGTTAGAGGCAACAATGCTATCTATTTTATTGACTGTGCCAACCGCAGGGGTCAACGCAGTCCAAGTTGTAGCAGCAGTGGTGCTAGGAATTAAATAGGAAGTGTTACCGTAAATGCTTGTTACGTTAACGATATTGGGATTTGCCATAATTGCTCCTTAGAATCCAAAAATAATTGCCATAGCGATAGACTTGCCGGTAGTAATACCTCCCAAGTTTGACAACGCCGTTACTGCTGTAGAGGCGTGTGTACCGCCATTTGCAATAGGTAATATACCGGTCAAACTTGTAGCAACACTTGATGCTACTTTAACAAAGTCAGATCCATTCCATGCTACAAGACATTTTTCTCCAGATATAACAGTAACACCTGTAGTTGGGCCAGAGCCGCGAATAACAACTGAGCCAGTCCCTGCATTGATAACAATATAGGCTTTGCTCTGAGCGGGTGCTGTTACATTTCTGGTGGTCGCGCCATTACTGGCAGTCCAAAGAATTATAGAACTTCTAGCTTGATTTGCTACGCCATTAGTTGTAGTAAGCGTTACGTCTGCATTGGCGCTTAGAGTAGTTGTTCCAGCAACAGAGGAATCAATTAGCGATGTAATGGCGTCATTGACAGTCGTGCCCCACGTACCAGACAAGTCGCCTGTCGTTGGAAGCGCTAAACCCAGTAAGGGCGAGAAATTAGTAACTGCCATGATTTGTCCTTAGATTGTAATTGTGCCAGAAGATGTCCATGTATACACGCGGTATCCGCCTGATACGGTGATGGTTGGAGAGCCAGTGGTAGATGTTGCGGGGCTGTACGTATCCGCATAACGAATGATCACTATGCCTGAGCCGCCATTTCCGCCAACATAGTTTGTGCTAGAACCAGAGTTATATCCACCACCGCCACCACCACCGCCAGTATTTGTTGTTCCTGCTTGAGCCGCTGTTGCGCCATCGTATGAGCCACCATTTCCACCGCCACCAGCGCCGCCTGTACCGCCTATAACTACAGTCCCAGATGCGCCTTGACCGCCACCGCCACCGCCAGCATAGGTTACAGAAGATCCAGATATAGATGATGCAGTACCAGCGCCACCAATACCGCCGTAAGGTGCTGAGTTAACGCCTGCGGTTCCTACCGCACTTGCACCGCCACCGCCAGAACCTCGATAAGAGTCTTGACCATTAAATTGAGCGCCAGTTGAATTTCCTCCAGCGCTACCTTGACCACTTGTTGCGCTACCACCAGTTGATGCAAAACGGCCCGCACCGCCACCGCCAGAACCACCAGTTAATCCATTTCTTGCATCTCCAGCGCCTCCACCTCCACCGCCAGTAGAAGTAATTGATGAAAATACTGAATTAGATCCACTTGTACCATCGCCAGCTCCACCTGTTCCTGATCCACCAGTTGCAACACCACCAGCACCACCAGCACCAACCGTTACTGTCAATGCAGTTCCCGAAGCAACACTAAAACTAGTTGCAGTACGCAATCCACCAGCGCCACCGCCGCCACCAAAACGAGATCCACCACCAGCACCGCCAGCTACTACAAGATATTCAACAGTAGGTGTAATATTTATAAAAGTTGATACTGTGTTCCAACTGCTGTTGTTAGTTGAATAAACTTCTAAGGTATTGTTGGTGGTGTTAATCCGAATCATGCCATTGGCAGGTGTGCCGGGACGCTGGGCAGTAGTCCCAACAGGAAGAGTGACCGCGCCAGTAGAATTCAATGTGGCGTTTTGAGATGTGCTTACAGTTACTGCTGAAGAGCCGTTTGTCTGAAGCGCAAGAATCCCAGACGAATCCGCATCTGTCTTTAGACCGGCACTGCCTGAAGTTGCTCCGCTGTCAGAATTAACTGTTGAAGTCATTATTAAGCCGTGTATGTACCAGATCCGGTAAATGTAATAATCGTATTAGATCCGCTTGTAGTGACTGTTGGTGAACCGGTTGTAGTACCTGAATAATTTGCCGTTGGAACAGACAAAATTACAACACCGGAACCGCCGTTACCCCCTGTACTAGCATTTGCAGACGAATAAGCTGATGACCCTCCGCCTCCACCACCAGTGTTTGCAGTGCCAGCAAAACCACTTACGTTATTACCCGAAATACCATTACCACCACCACCAGCGCCACCAGTACCAGCAGTGCCAGAATAACCTTGGCCACCACCCCCACCGCCCGCATAGGTTACTGATGAACCAGATATGGATGATGCAATACCAGCGCCACCATTTCCGGCAACACCACCACTAGAAGAAGCATTAGAACCTACAGCATTTGCTCCACCACCACCACCGCCAGCATAATTACTACCTTCCAGTCCTAAACCACCAGCATTACCTTGACCAGCTGTAGCCGTGCCGCCAGCCGAAGAACCCGGGCCTTGAGCCGCACCGCCACCAGAACCCCCAGCACTACCACTTGTACCGCCGCCGGGAAATCCAGTAGCACCGCCGCCACCGCCAACTGCTGCCGTAGCATACGCACTAAAAGATGAATTTGAACCATTAACACCTCGTCTTGTGGTATTTGTTCCATCAACGCCACCAGTGCCACCTGCGCCAACGGTAACTGTATAAGTTGTACCACCAGATAAAGTTAAACCTGTTGCAGTCAATAAACCACCAGCCCCGCCGCCACCACCAGTATTAAACCCTCCACCGCCACCCCCTGCTACTATTAAATACTGAGCAGAATATGTAACTATAAATGTAGCAATAGTATTCCAAGAGCTATTAAACGATGAATAAACTTCAAGCACATTGGTACTGCTATTGATACGAGTCATTCCATTGGCTGGAGTGGGGCGCTGGGCTGTAGTGCCAACTGGGAGGGTTAATGAGCCAGTAGAGTTAAATACAACATTTTGATCTGTGCCAATCGTAACCGCAGTTGTGCCATTTGTTTGCAGCGCCAACACACCTGAAGAATCCGCACCTGTTTTAAGGCCGGGACTTCCAGAAACTGATCCATTGTCGGCGTTAATCGTTGATGCCATAAATGCCTCAGATTGTTATGGAGCCGGAAGAAGTCCAGACATAAATTCTGAAACCTCCAGATGTCGTAATTGTGGGTGAACCGGTTGTAGAAGTTGCGGCTGGATAAGTGTCTGCATAACGAACAATCACAATACCCGAACCACCAGCAGCAGCAGCATAGGTATTTGATCCACCACCGCCACCACCGCCAGTATTTACGGTGCCCGCAGTAGCCGCACTAGCCGCATCATTTGAGCCAGTGCCACCGCCTCCCGAACCTCCTGCGCCACCACCTTGATAACCGCCACCGCCACCGCCACCGCCACGGGTAACTGATGACCCAGACGAAGAAGATGCAATACCTGCCCCACCTGCACCGCCAATATTGCTACTAGTGCCTGTTGCCCCTGCCGCAATAGCACCGCCACCGCCGCCGCCAGCAGCCGAAGTGGTTCCGCCATTCACAAAACCTGCGCCACCAGCGGTTCCTTGATTAGCAGTTGCAGAACCGCCGGGAGTACCTTGAGGGCCACCGCCGCCACCAGAGCCACCCGCTCCACCAGCAACATCGTTAGTAGCTCCGCGACCGCCTCCCGCTGATGTAATACTAGAAAATACACTATCAGCACCGACAGTTCCATTAGAGGTGTTATTTGGAGCGGCAGCGCCTCCAGCGCCAATAGTGACGGTATAAGCTACGCCAGCAGTAACAGCTAAAGCGCTCTCAGCCCCACTATTACCGCCAGAAGCCTCTCCTGTAATAGACGATCTGTAACCACCAGCACCGCCGCCACCGCCAGCTTCACGATAAGACCCGGTGCCTCGGCCACCGCCACCGCCACCCGCAATAACCAAAAACTGCACAGTTGGTGTGGTAGATGTAAATGTAGAGATCGTATTCCAAGATGTATTGTTTGAAGAATAAACTTCTAAAGCATTTGTAGTGCTATTTAGTCGCATCATCCCATTGGCAGGAGTCGGCCTCTGGGCTGTAGTTCCTACGGGCAAGGTCAAAGCGCCAGTCGAGTCAACGCTAACCCCACTAGCTTGGCCGCTAATGGTGTTTGTTCCGGATCCACCGCTTATTGTTATTGCCATAGCATTACCTTAAATAGTTGCTTCAACCCAAGAAGTTGTAGCCTCATCCCAAGTGTATTTCTTATCATCAATTGGATATGCAACAGGTGCATTCCACTGGCAAGTAGTTTCGTCTAAAGTCCATGAAGCAAACGGCTTGGGTGCAATAAACGCATCACGGGTGGAATCGTATATGTAGCCAATACCAGCATAGTTCTTACGCATATTGCCGTTGTAGCTGGTCTGCAACCACACACCACCTAGCAAGTCATGGCAAAACTTAGCGCCAATTGTTTCTGACTCAGCGCCATGCTGATCTTTGCAATCGTCATTGCTTACAACAATAACGCGCAACACCGTGTTGTTTAATCCGATTTCTGCAAAATGTGCCATGTCTACCTCAATCTTTATTGAACCAAAACCCAAGATACTGTGGCTTCATCCCACCTGTACTTATGACCATCTTGAGGGCAAGTTACAGGCGCGTACCATAAATGTTCAGTCTGGTTGTACACCCAAGAAGGAAAAGGTTGTGGGGGTATAAACGCATCAGTCTGGCTGTTATAAACATAGCCAACACCGGGAAAGCATTGACGTATTGAGCCATCTTCCGCGCACCGCAACCATGTACCGCCATATTCTCGATACAGCCAATCACTATCTTTGGTATCTACCAAATACAACACATCAGTAACGATGTTATTTTCTACTTTTGCGTACCAAGCCATTTTATGTCCTTACGCAGTATATGTGCCAGCGGTTGTGAACGTGTGATATGTGTAACCACCAGAAGAAGTTACAGTACCACCAGTACCTCGTTGTGCGCCCAAATAGCTAATAATAAAAACGCCCTGAGTGCCATTACCTGTACCAGAACCACCATTACCATAAGAGCCACGCAAAACATTACTTGAGTCCCCCGGCGTTGCTCCGCTACCAGCGGTTAACACCGCACTTGTAACTGTTGCAGAATTGTAGTAGCCAGAACCACCACCCCCGCCAGAGTTACCCGCAGGACTATCTCCGTTAAAACCTGCGCCTCCACCCCAATAGCCGCCACCACCCCCGCCTCCGCCGCCACCATCACCAAAAGTGCTTGGAGTGCCACCTTGCAGTGCCGATCCATTAGTAACGCCCCCTTGAGAATTTCCACCAAGACCGCCTGCGCTCTGTGATCCACCAGTGCCAAAGTTTGAGCCGCTGCCATTAACTCCGGTAGTTCCGCCACCAGCACCGCCAGCAGCGCCAAAACCAGAACCAGAACCTCCCCCGGCAATTAACCATGCGTTAGCTTGCGTAGCAGATGTCAGAAAAATTCCTGAATAACCACCGCCTTGACCGCCAGCTCCAACAGACCCAGCAAGACCTCCACCACCGGCAACAGTTGTGCCTCCATCAGAGCCATTGGCTCTATACGCCCCGCCACCACCCACCACTACCGCGTAAGCAGTTGAAATGGTAAGTAAAGCAACACCATACGCTGCACCGCCACCGCCACCACCGTTGGAAACATATCCACCACCGCCGCCACCCCACCCATTCAAATAAACGGAATACGCATCAGCCGGAGTTACAGTAACTGCTTCCCAGATAGTCCCATCGTAGACTTCAAGATTTGTGTTAGTTGTATTCCAACGAATCATTCCAGCCACAGGAGTTGGCCGTTGAGCCGTTGTCCCAGCAGGCAAAGTCAAAGCACCAGTAGCGTTAACAGTCACCAAACCAGATGTGGGTGTAAGTACCAAATTGCCTGTGGTATCAGCAGTGCTGACCAGCGCCGTAGTTGTAGTTGTTCCTGCTGAAATTGTGCTCATATAACCACCCACCTTTGACCAGAAGCTACTGTCACAGATTTACCTGATACAACTGTTACGGGGCCAACAGAAAGTCCATTTGCTCCTGTGCTGATTGTTATGCTTTCAGACACGGTATCGCTTTGCACCATCACGCCATTTGTAGAGCTAACTCCTGCGGGGTAGGCAACAAATACATCTTTTGTGCCAGCAGAAAAACTTAACGCACTGGGCTGTGTACCAGAACTATTAGACAAAACTGTTGTACGCGCAAGGGTGGTGCCAGAAGACGTATACGTACCAATACCTACTTCCCACTCATTACCAGTCTGCCCTGCAATGGTGTAATAGGTCAGGTTGCCGTTACCAATAATAGCAAAAGATTGAAAGCCTGTAGACGCTCCCAAGAGCGTAATAGTGCCCGTACCCGTCGTAGTGGTAGTTTCTTTTACTCGGTCTGCAACAACAAATGTCATGCCGTTTCCTTAGTTCACCATTTCAACTTCTTGCCAGTCAGCATTTTGCCCGGTATTTATAAGCGTCCACGCGTATGTTTGACTATTGTTGATATTTTGCCAGTTTGCGTTCTCGCTGTCATCAATTAACGACCAATAAAATACGCCCATAGTTCCAACCGCGCCAGATGCTTGAACACCAGTCAAAGCAAATGACTTAGCTGCAACTACAGTACCTACCGCGCCAGAAGCCTGAACCCCTGTAAGCGCCACGGTTGTAACGGCTCCTACATTACCAACTGAACCTATAGCTAAAACGCCAGTCTCAGTTGGGTTGTTAGTTTCTGTAACATCTCCTACTGCGCCGGAAGCCTCCACTCCAGTAAGCGCTATAAGTTTGGCAAAAACTACGTCACCTACAGCACCATCAGCGCTAACCCCATTTAGCCCAATACTTCTTTCTGCAACCGCTACCGTTCCAACCGCGCCATCAGCTTGAACACCTGTAATAGCAACAAGTTGAATAACAGAGGCGGTTACTGTTCCAACTTCCCCGCTTGCTTGTACTCCTGTTAAAGCTACCGAAATATCAGCCGCAACCGTTCCTACTGCGCCCGATGAAGAAACGCCAGTAAGTGCAACTACTACCGTTGCTTGCCCCGCAAGTGAGGCAAACGGCGCTTCAGCAAATGCGGATGTTCCAAACATGGCTACTCTAGCGAGTTACCCCGCCAGTCCTATTAGGTTGTAGCCAAACGGATCAAAGCAGTCGAAGTTGTATTCGCTGGCATTGTCAAAGTAAACGTACCAGCGGTAATTGTCTGTGAACCAAAAGTATGAACGCTTACTGCCTTGTTACTTTGTGTTGAGTTATAAATCAACACGGCATCAAAAGCTGTAGACAAAGTTACTGTGGTGTAGGTAATGCTGGCCGAAGGCGTAACAAATGCAACACCCGCAGTAGCAGAAGAATTGGTGGCCGTAGGAGGAGTTGCAAACGTAACTGCCACACCGCCCGCAGAATAGCCAGTACCAGACACTTCATTTACTGCCGTATATGCAGTAGTACTAGCATTCATTGTGGCAGATGCCAAATACAAAGCAGCTTTAAACGCATCAGTTGCGCCGGTCGCACGAACAGGGGCAGTGCCAAAATTATGAGTGGCGGTCATTAGCTCACCCATAAAACTTGTTGTCATTGCTTGAGTATTTGCCATATCAGGCTCCTTAATTAAAAGATGCGGCTTCTACCGCAGAACTTACGGATTTCTTCAATCCAACATGAGCAGAGCGGTGAACCAACTCACCTTCGTGCCAATACTCAAGCCATGTTGTGTATTCGTTGTCATTATCAACGAAGCCTTCTCTTTTCTCAAGAAGAGATTCGTCCATTTCGCCTTTGGTGGTTGTAACAAGTGCCATGTTTTTTCCTTAGGTGATGCGAATAATTGCGTCTGAACTGTTTGCTGTTGGAAACTGTATTGTAAAAGTGGTTGTTGACGTTTTTGCTGAGCCAAAATCTAAAACACATACAGTCGGGTTAGTGCCGCTAGACTTATAAATTAAAGCGGCGCTAGCAGTTAAAGCCGCATTCCAAGTGACGTTAGAAAACGAAATAAACGTTGTGTTATTTGCAGAGGTAGGCGCAACAGAAACGGGTAGTGCTATACCGCCAGCGGTGTATCCCGCAGCTACAACTTCATTTGCGCTTGTATAGATAGCTGTAGTAGGACCTAACGATGCTGAGCCTGTGTACAGAGCAATCTTAAACGAGTCAGTAGTGAAGTTATACACCCCATTCATTAGGCCCGTTGCAAACGCATCAGTAGCGCCTTGTTGAATAGCCATCAGGTCACCGCCTGTCTAAATTGACCAGAACGATACGCATCCTGACGTTCCATGCCGTCACCCAGACGTTTAGCCAGCGCAAGCGCTTCCATGTATTTTTGGTTATACAACGCAACCATGTCGGTTTCACCCTTCATGAATGTATACGCTTCTACCAACGAACCATACAACAACACAGAATCAAAGTTTTCACCTAACCAAGATGTTAGAGCGGTTGTGATTGACTCAGGATAATAGTAATAGTGCAACTCTACGTTGTAGCTAGCATCAGGCGTTGGGCCAATAATAAAACTTAACTCGTTTGTAATAGTGCTACCACTGACAGTAGGCCCAAACAAAGCGTAGTATTTAGGTACGCCTGTGTCATTAGGTGTGGGGTACGCTTGCCGAATAAAATTTACGTCTTTATTAAGCAAATACTCGTACGTGCCGGTATTTAAATTACCGCCTGTTACATCTGTGATAACAGCTAAAGAATACACAGCAAGGAAGTCATCTGGGGCAGACAAGTATTTGTTACTCGATTGCAGTACGCCCGTCATATTTTTACGAAGTGACGGAAACTGAATGTTGTTATAAATACGTTGCTCAGCTTGTTGGATAAATCGATTGATCTGTTCAGCTGTAGTCTCTACAGTACTGTCAGACAGCGTTATATCCGGAAAGTTATTTTCCGTATACGCTTGAATAGAAGCAACAAGCTGCGCGTAGTTCATGCCATCGGGCCTCGTGCCATCGTGCCTTTAGTAGCGCATCCATTACCGCGAGTTTTGATACCAGTTGTCTTTACATCAGGGTTGTAGCCGTCACGATTGATGTTACCGACCGACATGTTTACTGTGTCTGCGCGGGTAGGCTTAGCACCGCTGTAGCCGTTACCAAGCTCAACTTTTTCACCGGTCATGGTGTGTGGCTTAGCATAGACTTCGGCATTGCCAACTTCTTTACCGCCTTGCTTTTGACTGAACTTAGCCATATTAGCCACCTTTTTTGTATGTGAAGGAAGACTTCTTCTGGTTAGCTACTTTAGCCAAACCACGACCCAGGGTTTTCATCTGAGCATTTGTCTTGCCGCCTTTAGCAAATTTAGTCATAGGCTGACCGGGATGCAGCTTTTTCTCGTGCTTATGCACGGCTCCAGCCATCATCTTCTTGTCTTGTTTCAAATCCGCTTTGTCCATATTAAGCTCCTTATGTTGTCGATATGGTAACTGTACCAACTTCTATGTTCAACACCAAGTAATTTGGTGTCAAAGGATCGTCAAAACCTCTTGAACCCCCTACAGGATTCCATCCCCACTGAATGTCTCGGCTACCTTGATTTGGGAAACCAAAACCGTCCGGAGCAGTACTGTTAGTTAACAGAATCTGTAAACCGCTAGTTCCTGATTGCGTATAGCTTACATCAGGACGAGGCTCTCGTACAGCTTGTGGATCATCCACTGGGTACATACCCAACTGCAACTGAGGCTGATCAGGATCCCAACACTCAGGACACACCTTCAAATTAAAAAGACGTGTCTTGATAATTTCTTTCTTCAGGTCTTTAAGCATGTACCGCTCATCACAGCGATCACACTGAGCAATTGCATACTTGCCTGAAGCGTATCTACTAGGCATACATCACCTATAGAACGACTGTCTTGGAACGTAGCGATCAGGAGCCTTCTCGCGGTCTTCCTGAGACGCCAACATCCATTGCTCTTCATACGCAGCTTTAAGCATCACAATACGCTCCATAGGCACGTCAGGGCGCTTAGAACCAACATAATAGGCTAGACCAGCCACTACGCATGGAATCAGCCGGAATGGGATATCCTGCACGTTAACGCCGTTACCAGCGTCTTGCATGCGGCGCATGCGCCAGTAGACAAACACATACTGATCACCAGGTGCGTTAGGAGTAGGCCACACGTTTACAGACGTGAGGTTGTTAACTGTTACGGTTGCGCCAATTGCATGACCAGCGGCAGTTGTATTAGTGACGCCATTGTACTGACCACGATAACAATTAAGTAGTTGATTACCGCTGACGTTAGCGTAGTAGATTGTTTCTGTATCAATTGTGATAAATCCTGTAGCGGGAAGGCTTGCTGTTGAACTGAGAGTAATAGTTGTATCTGTTGACAATACCGTTGCCGCTACCGTTGCCGTAGACAAATAGCTTTGGTTTGATTGGCGGTTAATCCATACCTGAATAGGGCGGCCTTGAGCCAGCTTGTTTGGCAACGTTGAGTACGTTGACTCAGAGATGCGGCTGATGTTGATATCGATCTGATTAGGCGTACTAGCCTGTGTACGAACAACCTGATCCAAGAGATCAATCGTAGTGCTAGGCAAAGCATAGACGCCTTGTCCGGTGTTCATTACAAATTGGCCTTGCTCAATAGTCCATAAATTGATGCCACGGTTAGCCCATTCAATCGTAAGCATGTTGAAAGACCGGCGTGCGGTACGAAACTCATAGCCAGTACGAACCTCAATACCCGCCCGCTCATACGCCTCCTCAACAATCTCGTTGAAGTCTAGGTTAAAAGTGGAGAGTCCTGAGGTGCTAGCCATTATCTATACCCTGCTGTTTTCTTTGCGATTGTCTTAGGCTGGGCTACGAATTGTTTTCCGGCTTTTTTGCCAGCACGTTTCGCACGCGTTGTCGCAGCATACTCACTTGGACTGAGACTTTTAATCGCAGCAGCAGG